GCCGGATTCGCTGAGCAGCTGGCGCAGCGGCCGATTCGCCACATCCGTCAACGTCGGATGATTGCGCCCGACGACCCGCTCTAAATACGAGATCCAAGGCAAGCTAGCCATCAGCTTTTCACCTTCAGCACGAGATCGTCAATCAGCGCCTTGATCGCCTGCAAGGCATTCGTCAATGTCCCAGTGGCGGTGTCCACGGTGGCGCGAGAAGCCGTTCCCGTCCATTGCGTCCAGCCTGTGGGCAACTGTTCGAGCTTCGAGATGGCAATCTCCAGCGCGTTGCGGAGCGCGTCTTGATCGTCCCGGTCGTAGAAATCGGGTGCCTTGGGGAGGTTCATCGAAATCCCCCGGCTACATAGCCAAGCCGAAATGTCCCGACCCGGAAATCCTCGTCCGCACTTTGCGACCCAAACGGGATACTTCCGTCAAACGCATAGACGCCATTGTAGAAGCCGGTCGGCATCACAACGCTTTGGAGCCGGAGCCGGAACTGTCTGCCCGATTCCCGCACATCCGTCCGGGGCGCGAGTGTGTAGGCCGCGCTCAACGTCTCCGTGCTCATCGGCTGGAAGGACGAGTAGAAAAACGCCTGCACTGGCCCGAGCGTCTTTTCATCGGGAATCAAGCTCTGTATCCGGAGCACCCGGTCCCCGCTGCCGAGCTCTAACGGCCCACTCTCGAGGAACGGCGCCACGCCCTCGTGGTCCATGCCGATTTCGTGGGAGTACAGTTTGCCGGAGGTATCCCAGAGCTGGGGATTGGCGAATACCGACGCTCCGACCCCACATGCACGATTGAGCAGCCCCGTAGTCCAGAAGCCGTAGCGATAGTTGAGGGTCACGTAGCGGTCGTTCTCAGAGCCGCTCTGGGTGACGGAGGGATAGTACCAGGTCACTTCCCCGAACTGCACATTCGGCACGGCGCAAATCTTCGCCTTCTGCACCTTGTTCAGATCCCCGAACACATAGTCACTGACTTCGCAGGGGATGGGTCTCACTGTGCCGGTGTAGGAGAAGAACTGCCCATCCGCCATCCAGAAGGCCATGCCTTCCGCGATACACACCGCGTTGGGGCCGATCAATCCACACGAGTCCCCCCGGCGTTGGAAGGAGTAGACGAGATTCCCGCCGACATACACGGCGCTCCACAAGTCCGAATCCGTCCAGAGCAGGGTTTCCCGGTCGGTCCTTCTGCCGCTCATCAAGCGGCCCACGGTCTGGAGCGGAAACGAGCCGGCCGAGTTGGAGGCGGCGGGCGCCCACAGCGTGCGATTACTCTGCGAGCACCACGCGACGTTGCGGGGATCGGACGACGCCCCGAGGGCCATGACGAAGCGTTCCGGGGTCACGACCACAGCCCGACAGCCGGTGGGGGAATTGGTGACCTGGGTCGCCACCGCAGTTGGCGTGGACTCGTAAATCTTCCCATCGGCTGTCAGGCAGGCGAGCAGAATCTCGCCGAAGTTGTCGAGCGTCCACGAATCCGCGTCGGCAATGAATCCCCCCGAAGCGAAGCCGCCCCATGGGACATCGCCCCATCCGCCCTCGCCCCACCCGCCAGACCCTGAGAACAGTTGCCCATCGGCGGCGCCGTTCACGAGTCCAACGGGCGTGATATCCGTGAGGACGCCGTTCGAGTAGGCGTAGAGCTTCGAGGGTGTGCCCGTCGTCCCCACGGCGACCCATGCCGTGGAGTCGTTCTTTCGCCACGCCAGCGTGCTGCGGGGCTTGCCCAGCACTTGGATTTCACTACCGCCCAGAGTACGAACGAGTAGCCAGCCGCCGATCGGACGGATGGTGCTCTCATGGAAGCGGATCAGATTCGCCCGCGTCCAGCGGTTCTTCGCCTCATATAGTGTGCCATTGGCGTAGAGGCCGAGAGCTAATTTCAGCGGGTAGAGGGTTTCCATTACGCGCCCAAATACTCGATTTGAGTGGACAGAAAGCTCAGAGCCCCGCCCGTCCCCACGTTGCCGCGGAAATCGACCGTCACCGCCCCACTGAGGGTTTCGGCCGGGGCGGTATATGCCGCTGACAGAACGGCGTTGTTAATCTCCATACTGGCGGCCGTCTGCGTCGATGCCCCGACCCGAGTGAGGAGCACCTCAAACCGAAACGAGCTCCCGTTCGCAATGGCCTCGGTCGCAATGATCGTGGCGCCGAACTTAATCAGCGCTGCGCCGGTCCCAGACCCTGCGCTATAGTTCCCATGCGCCGTAATGCGAAGTGCTTGGGCATTGACCGCCAACGCATTCGCGGGGAGCGAGTAGGAGACGATGCTCACTTCACTCGCACTAGCGGTTTGCACGGATTGGTTCTGATACAGCACTTGCGCCATGCGGGCTTGGAGAGTGGATGTGCCCACGCGCGCCCGCCCGCGCACATCGATGAGCGCGCCATACCAGGTCGTACCGCCGTCGCGTGTGACGAGCTTGACGATATCGACCCCCGCCGCTTGGAGACTCGGGGCCGTCCCACTGAGCCATGTCACGGACGCAGGCCAGGTAATCGCGAACGCGCCACCGTTCGTGAGGATCAGCCAGCATTCCACGACGGGCACCACGGCCCCATTGGGGAACGTGCTCGGGACGTTCGAAAAGGCGATGGTCGAAACCTGAGAGTTGGTGCCCGTGAAGAATCGGGCGAGGGCGAGATTAACGGTCGTCGTCGCGCCCCACGTCCATGCCGATTGGCCGATGCGCGGCGCGAAGAGTTCCGCGTCCACATCGTCCATGTTGGTGTTGCGGATGCCGCCCCAGCCCGTATCGCTAAGGGCGGGTTTATCTAACCCAAAGTTCGCGGAAAATGAGGTTGCGATTTTAGTTCTCCAAGTATGCAGCTGCGGCGCGGAGAGTAGTTGGATTCTCCTTGGCGTAGCCGATGGCCACGTTGCATCCGTGGCATAGCAAGCCCCGAACACGTTTCGAAGCATGATCGTGGTCTATACAGATGCGCCCCATCACTCGCCTACAAATCTTGCAGCGTTCCCCTTGTGCCTCGAACATGGCGTGGAACTGATCCATGGTGAGCCCATAGCGGGCGAACTTGCCCTTTTCTTGTTGGTAGGCACGGGCATGTGCGCGGTATTGATCGCGGACCTCAGGGCGCAATTTGTAACGCGGCTGATAGTTGTTGAGATAAGTCCGCATGTACTGCTTACGGTTCGGGTCAGCCCGCCGTATCCGGTCTGCGAGGCGAATACACGGAGCGCAATCAGCGCGCTTCCCAATTGGCCGCTTATACCAATCGTCGGCACCACACTTCTCGCAGTTCTGCCCGAGAGATGTTCTCATGTGCAGTTTGTGGTGAACGTCGTGGCCACTTAGACCGCGATCCGGTATTGGCCAGCCATGATTCCCCACTTCTGGGCGAGTCCCTGCTCCACCGCGAACAGCACCGATGGGCTCAGTTCTCCCGTGAAGAACAGCGCTTCACAGAGATGCCCGATCCACCCATTGGCTCCCCCGACGCCGAGCGAGATATCCCCGTTCGTATTCGTGCCAGCGATGCCTGCCGTTCCCGCATGCAAGCCATCGACGCCCATCCTCGAGGTGGAGCCCACGGGCTTCGCCTCGAAGGTCTCGATGTGATAGGTCGTGATGTCTCCAGCGATGGTCCCACCGGCTTGCGCGGCGGCATCATCAAACGGGGCAAAGGCGTTGGCCGTGGCCCAGTCCAAGCCCGTGGCGATTCTGCCCGCGTTGAAACTCACGGCTTTGTGGTAGGCCGCGTCATCGGCCAAGGTGTTCTTGACCACCGATACGACCGTGACGGGACGAGGAAACGTTCCCGCCGTGGCAATAGCCATCACGTCGGTTGAGTCCACAAACTGGACGGACGGGTTGTTGTTCGGCCCCCCGACTAACCGAAAGAGCGGTTGGTTGGCGCCCGTGCCCTGGACCGCGTGTCTCCCATTGCCGGAGAGGTCGTTCCACTGGGCTACCGCGGCATCGGCAGCAGGTTGGGCGTTGAAAAAGCCGTTGACCGCGTTGCTGTCATACCAGGCAAAAAGCCCCGGAAGTGTCCGCGGATCGACGGGACTGAGGTTTCCCATATCACTCCTATCCAAACACGCGCGGCAATGTGACGCGCCGTGGGGAAGCGCCGTACAACCGGCGCTCCGTGAGAATCCGTAACTCCCTGAAGCCGGCATCCCGATCCTTCTCCCACACCGCAATGCGCTCGTCGTGCTGGAGGAACTTCGACGCTTCCGCACACGCCCCGCTGATGTAGCAATCCGGCGCTTCGCGCAGGAGGGCGTTTGTCGTCTGGGTCGCGGATAGACTCGGGAGCACTTTCACGACTTCGATTTTGAGGTTCGCAATCGTCCCCGCTGGCGGCCAGAACCGTAAGGTCGTAGTGCCTGCGTCGATGTCCGCGTCCACATAGACGAGCTGCCCCGCGATGGACTGCACGGCGCTTTGCGTTTCCATAAAGCGCTGGTAGTCCTGCTTGCTGATGACCTCAAGCGGAAAGTTGTGCGCGCCCGAAGTCCCGTCGTTGTAGCTCACCGACAGCACATCGGAGACGGTCACTGGCAACAGATAGTCCCCGCTCACCGCGGTGGCGGTGATGGTGGTGCGGAGCCAATCCCGTAACGCGCGTCTCGCCTTCACTTCGAAGCGCGTAATGAGATCGGGAATGACGGTCGTCAAGTCGGCGCGATTGAGCTCGGTCCCGATGGCCGTCTTGAGTTCGTCAAACGTCGCCAGGCCCATCTAGTCCGGCTTCACGCGTTTCTGGTGAAACCGTGTCGGCGACGCATGGGGCCGAGTGTCCTTCGCCGCCGCCGCTCGGCTCGCCGCTTGGCGTTTCGCCCAGTACGCATTGCCTTTGGGGTTCTTATCGACGTTCATGTCTTTGGACAACGACCGGGCGGGCGTCGCTGAGCCGATCCGCCCCTCCAGGCTTGTCTCGGGGCCCGCACTGCCGGACCCACTGGCAATCATTTTGTTGCGCTGCATCGAACTACCGGGGATTCTGGGCATACCTAGACCTTTCCGGTTTTGGTGCGGAACTTGGCGTTGGCGGGGTCATTCAAGAACTGGTGGAGCGCGGCCTGTTTCTCCACTGTGCCGAACCCCTTCGCCCGCCACTCCGCCTGGAGTTGCATGTAGATCGGCATCGGAATACTCGCGACCTGATGCTGCCCCGCCTTCCAGCCGGACGGGGCGGCGTTCCGGAGTCGCGCCGCATGATCGACGATATCCTGCACGTCAAAGACGGTATCCACGGCAAACCGCCCGTCATTGAGGTCGTGGAACTTCGCGACCTTCTGGAGCGCGGCATCCGCGGTGAGGGTGATCGGTTTCACTTCTTGGCCAGATTCTTCTGGCAGCTCGCCCGGTGCCCATCGCGAATCGTGATCCCACTGAGCGGGTTGTAGCCTGGCCTCCCTCCGCAACTCGGACACGCGGGTTGGGCATCCCATACATCCACCGCAGCGCGTTCGTCTTTGGACAACAGCTTTTCCTGCTCTGCGACGTTCTCAGCTTTCGGTCGTGCCATGTGATCCTCCGAAGGGAGGGGAGCCCGAAGGCCCCCACTCCGCTTCGCTCAGAGGTTATGAAGTGAGCAAGTCTGCTACCAGACCGTGGGCATGATCGGTGTAAACTTTCAAGCCCCACTCGGCGATCAGCAGCTTTTTCTCCGCGTCGCCCGTCTTGGCCAGATCCTTGACTTGGAAAGGCCGGAGATAGACGAGCGCCAAGTACTCGAAATCGAGGAGCCAGGCATCGCGGTCCCGCTGGAAGCGATTCGGCACGACGGAGTAGGTCCCAAACTCTCCGACGTACACATCCGCGGCGCCGATGATGGCCGCCGGCCGGGCGGCTTCCTGGAAGTACGTCTTGGTCGCGATGCCGGCGAAGGCCGAGACGACGCCTTTGTTGAACGGCCCGACCATGAGCGTGTCGGGAGATCCGCCGTTCGTCCATACACCCGCCGCCACGGTCTTGAACAGCGCTTCCGTAAAGGCGCGCTGCGTGCCGTCGTTGCGCGGATCGGTGAACAGCAAGGCGTCGGTGGGATTGGTGCCCGTCGCACCCATCGAAACGTTGGTGCCATCGATACTCCCGATGGTCGCCCCGAGGGTCCCCGTCTTGGGAGCCGTCGCCGAGCCACCAGCGACCGCGCCGATGTTGTCGAGCGCGTTCTTCTCGATATCGCGCTTGATCTCGGCAGACCGTTTGGCGATTTGATACGCCAACTCGGCCTTGCGTCCCGCCTTGGACACGGCTTCGACCGTATCCGCGATGACGAGCGCCTTGTAGGGGATCTGCGTGCGGTTGCCCATACGGACCGACGCTACCACGGCATCAAACGTGGTCACATCGTCGCCCTGGACGTGGATATTGGTGGAGACCGCGGCGGCGAGGACATCGCGCTGCCATTCGTAGAGCGTGTTCTCGACCGATTCGCGCCCGCAGTTTGACATGAACGGCGTATCTTCGGGCGAGATGTTGTAGATGATGTTCGACAACTCTTCTCGGACACCCTTGATGTCAAAGACGGTTGTCGTATTCGCTATAATGGCCACAAAGGCTCCTATCCCGGTGAGTCGGGCGAGGAGCCGATAGGCGTTAGTCAGGGAGCATCTCCAGAATCGCTTCTGCCGCATCCCGACCCCGACCTGTTTTGGCAGCCCGCTCGACGAGTTTTTGTGCCTTCTCGTTGGGGCGCGGGCGGTCGGGCGTCCCAGGCTTGGCGGTGCGAATGGTCGAAACCTTCGCCCGGGCCTGGGGATTGGGCTCCCGGTGCAGCTCGCGATACTTCATCGCATCTAAGGCAATCAGCACGACGTTCGCGCCCGTGAAGGCCGCGTCCACATCGTGCGTGGCAATGCCATACTGTTTAGTCACGAACGATTTCAACTTGGCCAGTTCAGTTTTGCCCTTTTCCATGTCCTCAAACCATTCTGGAAGGGCGGCGCGGAGTTTGTCATTCTCACCGCGCAAATACTTCTGGAACTGCTCGGCCCGGGCCTGCTCAGCCGCTTGGAATTCCTCGTCCTGGTGGCGCTGTAATTTCTCCGTATGCGCCCGTGAGACTTCCCAATCGGCCTTGCGCTTCAGGAATTCGTCGGCGGGTAGCTCTTTATGGAGCGCTTCCCAATCCGGTTCCCCTTGAAGCTGTTGCAGCGCTTCGGTGATCTGCTGCAACCCCTGCCGATACCGTTCGCGATCCTGTTGGAGGGCGCCGGATTCCGTCTCGAACGCCCGCCGCTCATCAGCCAGCTTCCGCATCTCTCTGCTGAAATGTTCTTGGCGGGAGTAGCCGGCTTTGAGCTCATCGAGATCGACGCGGACGGGTGACCCGTCCACTTTGACCTCATAGAGTGCGTCTGCGGCGGTTTCGGACTCTGCCGTGGGCTCCGTGTCCGAAGTCTCTTCGGGTGGAGGCGGCGCGTCGGAAGGTGCGGCCGGCGGAGGACTCGATTCATCCGGCTCACTGTCGGGAGACGAATCCGTCTCGGTAATGAGTCCGGCGAATTTTTCCACAGCCTGCTTGGGGTCGAGCGATTGGCTCGGTATCCCAGGTGTTGTAGGCACGATAATACTCCTTATGCTGTCGTCAAGGGGCGACGATCTCCGAAGGCGCGGAGTTCCGTCACCAGGTCTTGGAACGCGGCCAGTTTATGGCGGCACATCTCCCGTCCCAGAGGGCTTTCTAAGGGCACCGCTTCCCATTGGCGGACGATCCGCTCCCGCGTGGTGGCGAGGCACCGCGCCCAGGCGGGATGCTTCAGGAATTGCTGGACTTCCTTCGCTTGATAGGCCAGGGCTTCTGCTGATTCCGCTTCCAGTAATGCTGCGTCGTCTACTTCAGCCATGTGTCCGCCAGGGTAAGGGCTAGTTCGAGATCGGGATCATCCAACACTTCGGCCAGCGCATAGCGTTCATCGCCTGCCCGCGCGATTTGCATCGCCGGGGTTTCCATGTAGCCGCGGAACCGTATCCGGGGAGTCGGCACCACGAGCCCAAACGCGCCGACGAATTGATCCACGGGCATCGGCAAATCTTCGATGGGCACCCGGGGCGCTTTGCGTTTGGGGTACTCACGGACCCGGCGTCGCGGCCGTCCCCCGCCCCCTTCGGCTTCCTCGACCGGCACCGTGCCCGTGAAGGCGATCAGCGGTTGCGGGACGGTGATCGCAAACGTGCCCGTAAAGTTGGGCGCCGTGACGGTGCCGCTGAACGCGATCTGCGGCTGGGGGACGGTGATCGCGAACGTGCCGGTGATCGGGGGATTGGTGACCGTCCCCGCAAAGGCGATATTCGGTTGCGGGACGGTGAGAGCGAAATCGCCCGTAAACCCCGACTCGACTGCTTGATCGAGACCGAAGATCTGGGCGGTGCGCCAACTCCGCGGCGCGATCACTGGCATGGGCTAGAGACCGACCCCGGTGTCAGTCCCCCGGTAGTCGTACAATGCCAGCGTCGCCCGGCGCTCCTCCGTGAAGCCCCACGGACTCGGCGCCAAAGGAAAGCCGTATTGCTCGGGGTGCGAGTAATAGTTGGCCGGGACACAAATAGGACCGGCCCGGTTGTTGAGACTGGTTTCTAACCAGATGATGTTATCGCCTGGAAAGACTTGACAGGCGCTTATCGTGAGGCGGAAAGATGGCATCACTTACTCCTGAGCAATCATGGCGTGAACGTTTCCGGTGGCCGCGCCACTTTGCACCATCCGAATCCGCTCGTCGCCCGCGATGGTCAGCGACCCGAGGTCCAACGACCGGGAATCGTTCGCAGGCACTCGCAGGGTGAACTCGACCAGCGTGACGGTGTTGGCGGCGTTGCGGTGCTGGACAAGGGCGGTCTCCAGCGCCGATGCGGTGAGGATGATTTTGAGCGGGACGGTCCCGCCTCCTGGGACTGGTCCGGTGTCGGCCAGCACCACCCCAGCAGCGGGACTCACCAAGGGGCCTACAGAAAACCACATCCTACCAGTCCTCCAGCACGACCGCACTCACTTCACTGATCGGCCAGATAGTGGCCTTGGTCTGAATCGCAACGAGGCCCGTGCCTGGCGGAATGATGATACCGCCGGGAATCGCGAACACGCCGCCCGCTCCCGCGACTGCCGCCGCCACCCAGCTCTGTCCCAGCTCGCCCGCCACGAGTG